ATTGGAAGTAGTATCTCACTGTGAAGAAAATCTTACATTGCTAAGATACTTTGACTTGAAAGAAGCGTCTGAATTTATTTATTATGTTGAAACTAATAATTATAATAAAGGGTCATCCAAATTCGATAGAAACTTTGCATCTGTTAATGATATTGATATGAAGAGTATTAAATTGTATTATCTTAAAGTTTTGAAAAATATAGTTCCAAGTGCTTGGAACACGGTATTTAATAGTTTCAAAATGTTGAGAACAAAAAGAATTAGTCATAATAACACGATAGATATAAAGGGAAACGAAATACGCAAAATAAATAGTTTAAATACTGCTATAACGAATCCGAATCTTAGAGCAGGTGAACCCATTACTCGTATTAGCAGTGTTCAGATGCCTATGTCGACTGTGGACACAGATCCTCCTGGAAGTTCTGGTGTATATATTACTACAAAAGATGCTTATACTTTAACAGATGGACCGACTATATTTCTAGCGAATGACCTACAAAAAATCGCAAAATTTTGTATTCAACAAGCAAATATTCCTGTTGTTGTAATGAATTCTATTATGGAAAAAATAGAATATAATAATCAACTCAATATTAGAATTGATACAATCGAAAGGACATTGGAATTTGAAGAAAGTAAAATAGCTTCGAAAATCTCAGGTAGTTCGGCAGATACTTCAAAGGAAGCCAAAAAACTTCAGGGTAATAAAGATAAGGGGAAATCTAAGATTGCTAATAAACTTATTAATAAATCTGAAGATAAAAATATAATGCAGATGAAGGAGCAAATTGATATGCTGAAAGGTATGGTAAAAAATGCAACTCTTGATGATCTATTTATTCCTAACCGATTGACTCATTTGAATAAGTGGGCTCATAATCTTAAAATATCGGGTGCTTTCACTAGTAGTATTGAAGAAGAAACTATACTATCAATTATGTTGTTAAAAGATGTTGATGATAGTTGGAAAATATTGCTTTTATTGGGAATAGGTGTATTTACTGAACATAAAAGCATTGCCTATACTGAAATTATGAAAAAACTAGCAGATCAACAAAAGTTATATTTAATTATTGCGGATAGTGACTATATTTACGGAACAAATTACCAGTTTTGTCACGGTTATTTGAGTAAGGATCTCGGATTAACTCAAGAGAAAATTATTCAGGCACTAGGTCGCATTGGTCGCAACAATATTCAACAGGAGTATAGTGCTCGTTTTAGAGATGATAGCCAGGTAACGACATTATTTACTCGAGTTGCTTCTGAAGATAAACCTGAAGTTATTAATATGAATCAGCTGTTCAATTGTAAAAATGTGAAGTGGAATGGCCGTGAATATGAAGAGTTACCTGAAGAAAAAGAGTGTGAATTTGAAGATGATAATGATGATGATGATAATCAATCCGATAATGAGTTTGTATTAGATGATGAAGCGTAATGCAATAAATAAATAATAAATAATAAATAATAGATTATAATATTTTAGTGTAAATAGCTCTTTTTTTATTTTATATATCGTTATTATATGATTGAAAATACAACAAATAAAAATATAACAAATAAAAATATAACAAATAAAAATATAACAAATAAAAATATAACAAATATAAATACAACAAATAAAAATACAACAAATAAAAATACAACAAATAAAAATACAACAAATAAAAATACAACAAATATAAATACAACAAATATAAATACAACAAATAAAAATACAACAAGAAAATTAAGAAATAATACAGATATTAGAAATAAAGCAATTATTTCTAATTACGAGAAAGATATAATAGAACAAAATCCTCAAAAGTTACCTATTACAGAATTTGTAGATTATACAAAGAGTTTATATGAACCATTTGTTAATGAAAAGGAAGAAAAACAAAGATTAAATCAGAATGAAATCGATTTGTCTGATATTTTTTCTATTCCTTCTGAACTACTTAAACCAGAAAAAATAGCAAATATCAATACTACTAGTTTTAAACAAAACCCTTCTATGAGTTTGGATAAATTCATAGCTTATAGTTTATTGTTTAAGAGTTTTGAAAATTTTGAAGCTAATGGAATAAATAAAGGGAAATTAAAAATAAGTAATTTTAAAAATCAGGTTGGCAAAGACGTTTCTAGAGTAGATGTTAAAATTAATGGCGTAGAATTACCAGAAACCATTATAGTTCCTGACAACAATTATAAGACGGCTGACAACTTTAATTTATATATTATGCGAGAAATGGCTAAAAATCAATTGCTAATACAACAAAATACAATAATAAAAATCGATGCTATTATGTGTCAAGATGTATTTAATTTTATAAGTCAAACTATTTCTCTTTTTATTAGTAATAAAGTTAGTCCTGAAACTGCAACTGAAGTATCCGCAACAAAGAATATAGAAATTATTTTAACAAATGAAGAACAAAGTATTATTTTTAACTTTAATACAAGGTTAATGATTTCTTATAATAAAATATATGATCCTGAATATCTTTGTGGGAAATATAGTTTCAAATTAAAGGTTGATTTAAAAAACAATACATATACATTAAATGATTTTAATCTGTCATACAATGTTGATGATTGTAATCCCGTTAATAAAAATGAAACTGCTAATGGAATTGTTAACCAAAGTAAAGATAGTCAGTTCAAAGACAACGCATATAATGCAGTTGCTAATAATCCTAAGGCTATTGCTGGAGTGGCTACAACCGGAATATTATCTGGCACTACATTGGCATTATTTTTGACAGGAATATTGGGTGGAAAAAGACAAGAAAAAAGACAAGGAAATCCAAGTAAACGTAGATTAAAAACTTCTAAAAAACGCAAATCACAAGGGCAATGTCAAAGACAAAGTCAAAAGCAAAGTAGACGTAATCCCATTAAAAAAAGAAAACAGATACCTAATTTTTATCAGAATCATCAATGTAAAAGGTCTCCTGAATATTTTCTAACAAATTTTTCTGGACCAAATTATTGTGGTACAAAATTATTAATTAATTATGAAAATATGCATTATATTCGTAATGGAGAATTTATACCAAAAGCAAAAGCACGAAATAGCCCATATATTAAATTAACATATGTAACAAAAGTTGAACCATTTACTCTAATAATGAATGACGCTAATGCAAATACTGCATCTGGTAATGTTGTTCATTGGACAATTGTTAATATTACACCCATATCTAAAAAATATATTGATAATAGTATTTTACCAGGAATAACATTCAGAGGCAAACCATTATATGGCAGAATAATATTATTAGAAATTCCACCCAGTCATGGCGGTGGCACAACCTATTATTTAGGACCATCACCGCCTCAAGGATCCGGTTTTCATAAGTATGCCTTTACTTTATATATCCAAAGAGGTAAAATAACATACACTGGTCCTATTCCTATAGAGGAAAGCCAACAAGATTTATTTAGTCAGTTGGGTATATCACAGTCTGATTCTATATCATCATTGTATTTTAAAAGTTCATATTATCCTAATTAATTATAAATAAAGAGCGGAACTACGTTAAATCTAGTAGAATAATAAATGTTCTGCGTATAAACTTATATTTAGAAAAAATACAAGAAAAAGGAAATCCGAGTAAACGTAGATTAAACAGTTATAAAAAACACAAATCACAAATACAAAGTCAAAGGCAAGGTCAAAGACAAAGCCAAAAGCAAAGTAGACGTAATCCTGTTAAAAAAAGAAAACAGATTAGAAGCAATTAATAAAATGAAAATATTATATAATTTTATAAACTATTTAATATTTGTTTTTTATTTATATTATACAATTAGGTCTCATTTGCTCAATAACTTCATCTAGTCCCTTATCGAAATCTTTTTCAATTGTCCAGCCTAAATCTTTTACTTTTTGATTGCTAATATAGTAACGTTTATCATTAAATGGCCGGTCTTCTATGTATGTTATCCATTTGCCATAATCCTTTGTTTGCTTAATTTTTTCAATTAATAATTTGGCTACTTGAGTAACTGTATATTCATGGTTATCATCACTTCCAATATTATAAATTTCTCCGATTTGTCCCTTCTCTAAAATTAATTTTAGCGCAGAACATACATCGATTACGTGTAAAAAAGCTCTAACATTTGTGCCATCTCCTTGAATTGTAACTTGTTTGTCTTGTAACAATTGTTGAATAAACCTTGGAATAAGTTTTTCCGGATACTGATTCGGTCCGTATACGTTATTTCCACGAGTAATTATAATTGGCATTTTAAATGAATGATAATATGATTTAGCTATTAATTCTGCTGCCGCTTTTGTTGCTGCGTATGGATTTGTAGGACATAATACAGACCCCTCGTGTTTCTTTTCTTCATTCTCAGATATCATAGATTCTCCATATACCTCATCAGTTGAAATATGGATGAACTTTTGTATCTTGCCGTATTTGCGACACGCTTCAAGCAATGTATGTGTTCCAACAACATTATCGTGTGTATATTGTAATGCATTATCAAATGAATTTTGGACATGCGATTGTGCCGCAAAATGTATCACTGTATCTATTTTATAAATTTCCAAAATATTTGAAATCAAATCAAATGAACATAAATTTCCTTTTATTAAATGATAACGACCGGACTTTCTTACATGTTCACTTATATTATTTTCGCTGGCACAATAATACATTGCGTCTAAATTAATTATATTTACATTTGGATTTTGATCCAAATAATAATTCACAAAGTTCGATCCAATAAACCCACAACACCCGCTAACTAATAAGTTCATAGTTAAATAATATACAATATTATATTTAACTATTTTTAACGCCTTAATCCAAATTGCTTATATTAGTATTTTATAAACTATTTAATATTTATATAAATAAAAATGGCACCAACAATATTTAACTATCCTATATTGAATCGTATATATAATTTTTATCAGCGTGAATGTAAAAGGTCTCCTGAATATTTTCTAACAAATTTTTCTGGACCAAATTATTGTGGTTCAAAATTATTAATTAATTATGAAAATATGCATTATATTCGTAATGGAGAATTTATACCAAAAGCAAAAGCACGAAATAGCCCATATATTAAATTAACATATGTAACAAAAGTTGAACCATTTACTCTAATAATGAATGATCCTGATTCAGCTTTTCCATCTGGCAATACTGTTCATTGGGTAATTGTTAATATTACACCCATCTCTGGAAAATATATTGATAATAATCTTTTACCAGGAATAACATTAGGAGGCAGCCCATTATACGGCAGAATAATACCCTTATTAATTACACAAGAAGAAGAAGTAAACAACAATTTTTATATTCAATCCAAATATAACATAAATAATATCAATAATACTGTAGGTAATTATATAGTTAATTATATTGGACCAGCACCACCTATAAATACTGGACTTCATAAGTATGTCTTTACTTTATATACCCAAAGAGGTGAAATAACATACAATGAACCTATATCTATAGAGGAAAGTCAACAAGAATTATTTAGTCAGTTGAATATATCACAGTCTGATTCGATATCATCATTGTATTTCGTAAGTTCATATTATCCTAATTAATTTGTTACATAGTATCTTTGTTTAAGTTGTTTAAGTTATGTAAAAAATAGGATTGTTATATTTTATAAATATTTGAATTTTTAATTAATATTAATTTACAGGAATTATTCTGATATAAAATGACGGTAAACTATTGCGTCCACCAAACATTTCTTCAAGTGTTGTGTCACTTTGTTCCAATGCAGGTGCTTTTTCGGCATCTATTCCGTTAATATTATCGTATTGACCTGTTTCAACAATTTCTATATTTGCATCATTGTAAAGATTAAAATCTGAAGGCACTTTTCTTTTAACTATCCCAATAAAATTTGTTATGGTAATACATGGATTAAATAAATATGTTGTTGTTTCACATGTATATGCCAGTTTGAAATAAAATTCGTATGGTGTTGGTAACATTTCGTTTGTCATTTTTGTCTTTGTTTGTTTGTGTTTTATATTTTTTCTATTTCAATTTTTTATAACTGTAAAGTTATTTTATAAATACTGTAATTTACTTCCTAATTCTTTATAATAATAGTTATTATATGGAACATTATTTGTCAAAGCTTTTGCTAATGTTTTATCGCTTATTTTTAATTCTCTAATAGCATCATATTTGCAAGAAAACTCTTGAACCAAATTATTATTGAGGTCGTATTGACCTATTCCATTTTTATATAGTAATGGGGTTCCATTTTTATCTTCAAAATCATTAATTAATTCCTCTTCGCAATTATCATACAAAGTATAATAATGTCCATTTGTTATAGTATTATTTTTAACGGGATTATCCAGAGCCGATGAACTTTGATATCCATTTAATTGTGATGCAGTTTTTCTGTCTAAGTATATATTTAAAATTCCTGTTTTATCACTATTTAATTTGGCTATATAACCTAAACTTTGAACCTTGGTTTCTTTTGTGGGTTGAATATTATAAATAATATTTGGGTCTAAATTTCTTTCAACTAACAACCAGCGAAAACCACAATAAATAGTATTTTCTTCTAAGGCTTTCATAATACTTGGACGTTTAATATTTTTATTTTCATTCATAGCTTCTGTAACCGATTCATATACTTTTATAAGCTGTACAGTTTCTGGATTAATTTTTTGAAGCCGAGGACCCAAGTGTGGTATTTGTTGATTAAACCCAGTTGTAACCTTTGTTTCTTTTTCATTAAGTTTATTTAGGATTTGTTGCATAGATGTTTCTAAAAAACTAACTTTGTTGACTAACATTTTGTTAATTGTAACAAGTTCTTTTAATAGTTCATTATCATTATTAATAGATTGCCCTGTATTTTTTAATTTTAAATTGTCTATTTCTAATAACAATTCTTTCACTTTATAATTATAACTATCAATATTGTCTTCAATAATTTTCAATAAAGTTTTGTATGTTAAAGTGCTTCCAATTAAAAATAATTCATTTTCTTTTTCGTGATCTAGTAAATTAGTAACTTTATTTTGTCTTATATCTTTATGGTTATGTAAAAATCCCTCAAAATCTTTACTTTTATCAATTTGAAAACAATTTAATAATACACATTCTTCATATTTTACTTTATGTTCGTTATATCTATTATTAATACCTATTGTACTATGTCCAATTTTAATAATGTATTCTCCATTTGTAAATGTTTTTACTTTAATTATATAAACTAATGCTCCTGAGTGTGAATATTCTTTAAGCAATACTTTTTCTCTTTCTAATTCTTTTTGTTTAATTAATTTATCTTCCATTTCTTTATTTTTACTGGTTTCTAATTGCATCATTTGTTGTTTTAATTCTTCACATTCTTCTTTGGCAATTTCAAACATAATATTTTCTAGTTTAATAAAATAATCGTGTACTTCATCTGCTTTTTTAGTTCCTGCCTTCAAACAAAATTTTTTAAAAGTTCCAACATTTAACATAATAATTTCTTTATTATGACCTCCTCTATTGCTTTTCTTTGCTCCCGAAGGTTCGGGAGCAAACATTTGCTCTCCCGACAGAGAAAGTAAAAATTTATAATCTTTATCAATAATAAAATTTTTTTCTAATGTAACTTTTGCATGATATTTTTGCTGAAATCCTAACCATTTCCATACATTGTCTAAATCAATTACATAATCATTTTTTGCATCATACTTTAAATAACAGTAAAAACTAGACAAAAATAATTGCTGTTCATAATTACTAAAATTATTTTTAACCTTTTCAACTAATTTTGACTGGTAATTGCCAGTTAGTTTAGTGATAGGGTTGCTCTCGATAAGGTTTACTATATCTACGCTCATTTTATAAGTTAATATATGAGAATGCATCTAAATTGTTTTTTGCTTTTAATATTAAAATACAATATAAAAGTTATAAAGTATTTAATTTTTAATATTAAAATATATGAATAAGAACCACACGATATATGGTGCTTAGTTGCTGTAGGCTAAACCTCCCATACCGCTCATAATTCTGAGCACGTTATAGTTGGTGGCATAAACACGGACCTTAGCAGTCTTGGTACCCTCAACTGTGGCATTAGACAAGACCAATTGAAGTGTGGCATTGTCAATACGAGAGAAGTTGCAAGTGCCTGAGGGTTGGTGCTCCTCAGGTCTCAAAGCGAAGGAGTAAACGTTAATACCTTCATCAGGGTTTCTGGTGTGGGCCTGGTAAGGTTGGACCCAAGAGAAGTAAGTTCCTTCACGCTCAGAGAAGCGGTCCTGGCCGTTCAACTGGAGCTTAGCAGTGATAACGGGGTTCTGGCCCCAGCAGTGAAGATCCAAAGAGGTCTCGCACAAAACGAAAGAACCAGCATCAGAGACAGTGGAGTTATCATTGTGGCTTCTGGTCAAAAGAGCAAGATCAGCACTGATCTTTTCAGCATCAGTCAAACCAGCAGTAGCTACACCCTCACCACCAAAGTTAACCTGGTTGTAAATGCTATCAGGTCCATTCCAGTATCCAGTAAATCCGGGAGGAATGGCATAGTCAAGAGCACCGGCATCATTGAAAAGACCCTGAGTATCAATGTAAGCACGAGAGTCAGCGGCCAAAGCGGCAGGGCCTCCGAAAGCGTGGATAGCATTGGGAAGAGCATCAATGGCATCAGTGTAGTTGAAGGGTTGAGCACCAAGAACCTTGAACAAAAGAGCATCGCAAACCAAAGAAGAGCAATAATCTACGTTCTGATCGGGCTGGACAACCCAGATAAGCTCCTTAACGGGGTGGTTAAAGTTAAGCTTGATCTTGTTGGAAGAAGAACCAACAGACTCATCACCAGTGAATTGGAGCTGAGTAATCAAGTATTCGTGAGGGTTCTGGGCAAATCTTCTACGCTCATCAGTGTCCAAGAAGACATAGTCAACGTATAAAGAAGCAGCAACCAAAGACTGGTTATAAGCGATGGCAGCAGGAACAGGGCGACCAGGAGCATACTGGTTCTTGACGTAGGCAGAAGCATCGCTTACCTGAGCAGCACCAGAATTGCAGCTCAAAGTGGTGACAGCCCACAAACACTCATCAATAGGGCGGATATCAAGGTTAATCTTGACCTCGTGGTATTGAAGAGCAATCAAAGGCAAAGCAAGACCAGGGTTGGTGCAGAACCAGAA